CCTGCCAGAAGTCTGAGTTAGGCTTGGCAGTGCTGATAAAACGACCATCTGTGTGGACCGTTTCTGCTGACCAATCTAGCTTTAGTTCCATTACGCTACTTCCTTCTTGTAACTTTCTAAACGCCCTTGCCTGCACTCCCAAGCCATCAGCCTGACGCTATAACGATCAAGAGAATCACCCTCTAACTCGCAACGGCCATTCTTTATCTGCCAAGCAAGACCAGCCAAAACTTCCGTCTTAGTAAAGTCGATTGGATACTGGTCGCTTTTTTTAGATGCCATGCATCTCTCAACAAATTTTTTGGTTTCAAGATTGTTCATATTTATCTCCGGTTTTGCGTATCTATATTGTTAATATACACGTTACCGTGTCCATGTGCAAGTTTTTGTACATATGTATCTAGGCATAAAAAAAGAGGGCCGAAGCCCTCTTTCTCAGTAGTTGAGTAATAAACCCTACTGTTGGTTCAATTAAGCACCTTGCGAGCCAAAGATTCCTCTCCAATCAGAGAAACCAAAGCTGTAACGCTCTCTAGCCTTATATCTGATGTTACCAGTCGTAAAGTCTGGTTCCATTGATGTTTCCATAGCTGTTCTTTGGAACATCTTAAGGCCTTCACCTGACTCAGTAACCGTAGTCAATAAGAAATACGCATCAGGGTCATTCAGGTAGTGGTTAACTGTGTAACCGCCCGGAACGACGCCAGTATTTCTGATCGCGTTAAGGTCATTGTCAGCTGTTCCAGTTCTACCCGGTGAGTTGAGGATCCTATCAGCAACAAACACTAGCTGTGGTGGAACCACAAGCTTTGTAGCTTGTACTGAGATCGTTAGACCTCTGTCATCAGTAAAAGTGGAAATATCAATCAGATTATCTTCGAGACTAGTCTCGTTCAAGTCTGCCATGGTTGTTGCTCTGTTCGCAGCAGTTCCACCACCCGCAAGTGGGTGAGCTGTATTGATTAGAGAAACGCCATCGCCACCTGTGAAAGATGAGCTGAATGCGTTGTTGAGTACGTCTGCGCCTTTCACTTCTTTGGTGTGAGCCATAGATTGTGCAAGTGCTTTTACATACCTTTTACCAAGAGAATCGTAAAGATTGTCTTCGATTGCTTCTTCAGTCAAAGCAAAAGCAAGCGCGACAGTGTCGTGCGTATACCTTGCTGTGAAACCTTCATTAGCATTATCGAAAGCAACCCCTGCTCCCTCTGTTTTTGTCGGTGCGCTACCGAAGCCTGTGATTAAGACCTCTTCCTCGAAAGCCCTTTGACTGTCTTCAACCGCAAAGATGTCAGCGTATTCCTGACCTCCATAACTGTCGTATGACATACCAAATAAGCTGTTAAGTCCGGGTTCTAATTCCTTGGCTAATTGCGCTCTTGAAATCGCCATCTAATTAACCTCCTTAAGCTAACCCGGCACTTTTCGCACCGAATATATGGTTTTGGATTACAACGTATACGTTGGTTGCATCCGATGAAACATCGTCATTATCAGGATCTTCTGAAATATCGATTGCCTTAACAGACAACGTCGTTCCAGTTCCACCGTCAGAGACGTTAAGTTCAGCACCTGAAATACCAGTAGTGGTATTACCAGATGTCGTATACACAATGTCAAAATTACCAAACAGGTCTGCAATTGGGAACGCTGCGTTGCACTGTATCTCGAATACTACATTTGGATCGTCGATAATAAACGCTATTATGTCCGATGCATTTGTAGATGCGGGATAGTGGTTGCTAAACACTTGTTCGCCAGTTGTAGGATCCGTGAATTGGCATCCATTAAATACGCCTACGATGGGAACCGTCCCACCATCAGCGTGAACCTCAACGGTTCCACCAGTGACTTGAGCTACCATATCGCCTTGAAATATTGCTGTTCCGTAGTTCGCGGCTATACGATATCGACTCTGTCCACCAGTGTAAGGGCTTCCACCAATCATTTTGACTGGTTTCATGCCGAAAGCGGCATCTTTATTAGCCATGATACACTCCTATCATTGTTTACCGAAGGTCACTTTGGTATCCCTTTGAGGATCGTATTTGACGTAACGTCCATCTTTGCGTGAATCATTGAAAACCGTATTATCTAAGGCTTCCACTTGCTCCACGTTTTTTTGTTGATAGTATGCATTACGTTGTTCGACCATCTCGCTAGGCATTTTGCCCAAAATCAAACCTTCATTATTAATAATGCCAGTAGATTTGCCCACCTCAACGGTTGACATGTGCTGCCACTCAGCTGGAAGTTCTTCTAATTTCACCAATTCCCATCCTTCACGGATACGTCTTGATACGTTAGATCGATCTTCTTCACCAAGCATTGCGCTCCTGATCCACCTGTAGGTCATCCCCGGTGGTGGAGGTGGAGCTTCTAAGCTTCTAACTGGCCTCCATGGTTTACTACGAAGATTATTATCGTGAGCTTCGGATTCACGCGAGTTTCGATTCGCTACTTTCTTTTCATTAGTTGTCATATTGCCTCCCTTTGAGCAATTTTTTGCTTCTCTTGAGCTACTCGTTTCAACCAGTCTTGTTCAGACATGTTGTGCGGTTTTAGCCCTCGAAGGCGCTCGACTTCTGACTTCGAGAAAGTTACGCCGTTCTTTTTACTACGTGTTTGTTGACGACTTCCAACGGAAGCGGATGCGACTCTTTGCACGGAGGGTCTACCATCCTTTTGACCGTCACCCTCACTCGCAGATTGCAAGTGCGGATAAACTTTATAAATTCGATTGTTCAGCTCACCATAGTAGTCTTCTGAGTCTGGCTCAAAACCTTCATTGATAAGCATATTGTGTTGGAAAAAAGCAAACTGCGTTGCTTCTAGATGAGCAGGATCATCTTGATCACCGTACCACTTGTTATTCTCATACCAGCTCAGAGCCTCTTCTGTAGGCTGAACCGTTTCTTGTTGTTGCGCAGCTGGCTGTTGATAGTAAGACTGATCGACTTGCTGCGCTTGTGGAGCCTGTTCTCTCCTGCGCTTCGCTACTTTGATCTTTTCTTTCTGGATTCTAAGATCGCCTTTTAGATCATCGGCTTTGCTCATCAATTCAGCATCACCAGATTCCACAGCACGCTTGTAAAGATCCGCTGCTTCTCGCTCTTTAGCTTCAAGAGCCTCTTCTTCTTTCTGTAAGACGGTGTCTTCTTGCGCCTGATAGCTTTGCTGGTAAGCGGTTAGTTGTTCTTGTTGCTGACGCGCAATTTGCTCGAAGTACGCAGCTCGCTCTTCAGCGGCCTTTACTTGCGCATTCTTTTTATTGATTCGCTTGCTTACACTCTTGGTGTAATTATCCAGCTCGTCATCCGGGCTGGTAGTTTGTGCTTCGACAGCAGCCTCTTGGATATCTACTTCGACTTCTTCGACTTGGCTTTCTAGGTTTTCGTTGTTTTCAATCATGGTTACACACTCATTATATCATCTGGATTAAGGATTGTGGCTATGACTTCGTCGTCATTGATAATTCTGACTTCAGCACCGTCTTCTAGTTTGAAACGAGAACCAGCGTAACGGCCAATCATCACCCATTGCTTTTCTTCGCACCATGGCGTGTCGCCGAAACGATTTTTGTCGTTATAACACTGAGGACCCATCTTAACAACATAAGCAACAACAGTAGCTAAGGATTCTCTTTCAACGGTTTCACTTGTCAAAAGAATTCCACCCTTGCTTGTGTTTTTACCGCCGTAAGGCAAAACCAGCATCCTCCAACCTGTCGGTTGTGGCATTCGTTCTAACACTGATTTATCTAGTAGGGTGGGATCGAGAACCCTGTCGTCAGAATCGACGTAGGCGTCTACGATTGCTTTTTTTGCTTGTTCAGACATTCGTCACAGTTCCTTGTTATATTCTTTTATCTCCGATTCGATATAGTATAACGCAGAAAGCTCGCCTTGCAAAAATTTATAATGTTCTATACTTTCTAATGCTCCCGACATAAGTGTCTCACTTATCTGAGACTCTCGATCTTTGATCACTTTCTTGATCTTGTCGTGCAGCGTTAAATCGTCCATTAAGATCTGACTTTAAACTTCAGCCCCTTAGTTGCGGCACCCTTGCCTCGCATATCGACAATCTTTTCAACGCCAGCGTTTTTCATCTCGCCGTCAACCATCTTACCGATGGTTTTTTTCTTCATTTTATACTTCGTATAACCTTCCATAATTACCCCTTCTTTTTAGCTGGTCTGCCACGCTTCTTCGGAGCTGGCTTTTTCGCAGCAGGTTTTTCTTCCTCTACGACTGGTTCAGGTTCTGGTGTAGGCTCTGGCTCTGCCGGAGCAGGTTCGCCTTTTGCAATACGCGCTAATTTTTTAGCAATACGAGCTTCGTTCTCTGCATCAGCCTTTGCTTGTTCTGCAATTTGCGCAGACAGTGCTTCAGCTTCAGCTTCGCGCTCTAGTTTCTTTTGCGCTTTCAGCTCTTTGATTGCCTCTTTTTTGTAACTAGTTGTCATAATTTCTCCTTGATCTTATCCCCTCATTTTCTGTTCTAACTCAAGGAGTTTTAGATCTGCTTGCTGTTGCAACCTTTGCAATGCAACATCCAGTTTATCATCAGCTACGTTTTTTTGCACATTTATACGTTGCTTCTGTATTTCGTTCTCAAGAAGCTTCTCTTCGGCTCTTTGATTTTGTTTAGCTTCAAACTGAGATTGCTCTTGATCAAGCTCTTTATCGCGCAGCTCTACTTCCGCTTTTCTGATCTCTACCAGAGGATCTTCTGATCCCTGACCAATAGACTGTAAAAACTCTTCGCTAAGTTGCGCCATGATTGGTGCAGCAAATTGATCTAACAACATCTGTATTTGTTGTGCAGCTTGTTGTTGCTGATCGACTGGCATTTGTTGCAGCTGCTGTTGCACCTGATTAATTCTTTCCATGGTTTCAGGCGGTATTTGTTGTTGCGCCATTTCAGCAGCTAAGAATTGTAAGTGCTGCATCACATGACTTATAACCATGGCTTGTATTTGCGGATTTTCTTTGACGACTTGCGTCAAGAACAAGGCTCTGTGCGTTTCAACATGGGCTGTATGGTTCTGGCCTTCAAAAGCTTGCGCTGGTTGGCCCATCAAGAAACCACTGTTTTCCAAACCTGCGTCGATTGGTCGCGGAGTCATATCTGGTGGTGGTTGCAATAAAGCCTCCACATTGTCTACTCCCAACGCGCCATACATGCGTCTGTACGCCTCGTATATGCCGTTTGGTCCATGTACTTGTGGGTTTGATTGAACCATCTGCAAAAGCTCTTGTGCGAGCGTTATGCGCTGGCTCTGGCTGAATATGTTTGGATCAGAT